CAATTCCTAAAAGCTCTTTTTCCAACTTTTCGGAAAATCCGTGTTGGAAATATATTTCATAAGGTTTCATTATCGTTGGGAGAGTTGCATAACTTTGATGAATGCGTTTCTGACCGCTTGTTGTGGTGATTCGCAGATAGAGTAGGCGTCATATCCACACTCCAGCATAGGCTCTTGTTTTTCGTTAATACCACACACAATAAAAGGTGCGTGTTTATTATCTCTTTGGAAGAAGCCGATGGCGTGGTTTTTAAGATTCGGGAAAACTTGTGAAGAAAATAGTAGTTTCATAGCGAGTAGAGATTAATCTATTTTTGGTTTTAAGTCAAGTTATTTTCGATATCAGTGTAGAATTCCTCCACACCGATATCGAAAAAGTCCGTAAGGTCATTGTTTGTTTCCATGCACAGAACATACCGTATCTGGAGATTAAGTCAATAATAAAACTCGCAGATTTAATTGCTGGGTGCTTCGGTGCTGTCGTGGTGGTCTAAAATCTCGATGGTCTTAGACGCCATGATTGATTCGATTTCATCTAGAGTGAAAAATGGTGTCCCGTTGAACTTGATTGCATTTTCAACACCAACATCCAAAGCTTTTTGTAGCGGTGCTTCTGGATTTCTTTCTGGTGAGTTTCCATGGCTATGTCCGCTGAGTGAAAAGGAACCTCTTGACATATGATCCCAAATAAGTTTAGGGAAATGGCTCATACAAATTTCCTGTCTCCCGACACGGATAGTCAGTTCTCTACCTGCGAATGTAACATTATTGAATTTTAGAGGATACACTTCAGGGATGGCTTGAAAATGTTCCGTGGGATTTACCTTCATTTCTGAAAATAAATCAGATAGGGCCGCGTCGTAACACTGCTTGCTTCCCGAATTATGATTACCCCATAAAACATAATGGTCTTTACATGGGAGTCTAGAAAATAAATCAAAATTATCACCTTTGGGATCATTGAAGCAAACATCGCCCAAATTAAACACTACGGTTTCGCCGTCAATGTGCTTGTCCCACTCCTCTTTAATCCATTCCGCATGTTCTTCGACGGTCCACCCATCACCGTATCGGGCCTTAACCTCATTCGGCAAGGCATTAAACCTTGGTTCAAGGAGAAATCCTCTATCATGCCCGAGGTGTAGATCGGTAAGGACCACAATCTTGGTTCCTTTTGGAAATTTAAGTAGTTTGTTCATTTAAGTTCTCGTATATTAGACGAATTTTCTCTTTTGTCAAACCTTTATTGGTCTCGCACCAAATTATTTTTGATTTCATCTCAGGGCTAGCATCGTCGAAGTGCATCTCTAGATCCTCTAGGACGACGTAAGCCTCTGGTTCGTGTTTCATCACCCAGAATCCAACCTCCTGCCAACGGTGGCCTATAACGGGTGTCATCCAATCATCGTGGAGATATTGAGCCAATGGACCTAAGTATGCTTCGATTTCTTTTTTGGCTTCGAAGTTTCTCCAGTCAGAAGAGATTACTATTTTTAGATTAATATTCTTACAAACTTCTGCCAAGTCTCTTATTTTGTCTGGGCAAAAGTCAAAATGGTCTGGCGTTAATACTAGACCAAACTTGGGGACTCTTACCACACCGTCGATATCAAGGAACAAAATCCCTCCGTTTTCTTTTACACTTTCACCCATTGCTTAATAGTAACTTCCTTTTGCTCCACTTCCTTTAGAAGGACTTTGTCTTCATATTCGAATGGTTGTTCATCTTGAGATTCTGTAGCACCAACTCTATAGTTAGGTGTCTTAAAATATTTTCCAGATTCCGTGTGTTTTAAGATTGCCTCGTAGATTATGGACCATCTAGATGTATCAATTAGTTCACTGTCGATAAATTCAAAATCTTCCGAATCATCCCATATTGCGTGCCTTGCTTCCTTACCTGTAATTGTCATACAGAGAGACCATACCGCACGTTTTAACGTTTGTCAAGCTCCTCTGTAGCTTTTACTAAATGTTTACACAAATATCCTTTGTTTGTTTTATTCATGATATCTGGCTTGTCTTTTGTATGGGGATTGAAAATATCGTTTTTAGCTTCCACTCTGTCTTTGGAATCCGATACGCCTTCTTTCTCCCTCCAAAAAGCAAATCTTGAATTGAAATCGGCACAGGAGCAGCTGGCATTATCAATTCTTCCCGACTTCTCAAATAGATCAACAAAACCTTCGTGTTCTTTTGATTCGGATTGTTCAGCACTACTCGCTAAAAACCTATGTCTTGACACCTCTCCTGATTGGATGCTCTCCTCTTCCAACCATCGAATCTTTACATTCTTAGCTCGTTCTTTTCGGTTCTCATGAGACCTATCCTTAACTTTGGATTTAGGTATGGTTCTTCTGCGCTTCTTTTCACATAGAAGTTCCAAACTTTCGATTAATAATTCAAATTTCATAATATTAAACGTTGTATAGATCCTCCAATTCAACTTCCAAATTTTGATCCAAGTCTTCTCTCTGTTTCAAGCTTTTGATAATAGATACATCATCAATACTAGGGTCGAAATAATCCCCATCTTTGGAATACTTGCTTAAAAACAAAAACTTAATAGCTCTCTCTAAACCTTGTTCAGTCCCCTTAACTGAATACTTCTCCTTGAGCTTTTTAATTTCTTTTCTTCTCTTTCGATAGAAGATCGCAATGTCTCTGATCTTGGCAGAGAAAATAGGAATAGCCGAAATTAATTGAAGATCGTCGTCCAAATCTAAATTAGATAACTTCTTGATGTCTGGATCATCGTCATAAATGACCGTCAGTCTCCGTAGGAAGCTCTTATAGGATTCCTTTTGTTGGTTCGCCTCTTCCACCGAAGCCTCCTTAACATCCGTGATTAAGGTCGATTGTAGGTAATCCTGATACATCACCATCTTCTTATCAAATGGGATGCTGGGATTAGCTACATTCCATTGCTTGAAAGATAGTAATGAATTTTGTGCAGACATCACTTATAATTAGGATTCCCAACCCCTAATAGCTCTTAATCAATTTTCCGATCTTTGTTTTTAAGGGTTTGATCTTACCCAATTCATTTTTAATGAACTTCTTTTGGTCTGGGTCTTCATTGATATCTTCGAGATGGGTCAAAGTATCAAGTTGGATTTCGACCAAAGCTTGGATAGTGGTTAGTTCTTGGAACTTAAAAGACAAATCGCTCATAAAATTAATTATGAGCGATTCGATAAATTACAAGAAGTTAGGATCTAATATAAGTTGTTAGATTTCTTCTTCGTCTTCTTCTGGCTTGAGTGCTTCAAACTCATCCACAGTTTTCTCATCAATAAGTCCAGAGTCTTTTGCTTGAATCAAGATCACCTCATCGGCTGCGGTGATCTGGTTTGTTCTACACTTGACCATAACTTCTCCTGACGTTGATACTGGGTAAGCATCTAATTGACGAAACGAGCTAATCGTATGGATCTGGTCAAGATTTCGTTGGCCTTCGATAGCATCTGAGACATTACTGAAATGTTCTAACGAAACTAGGAAACATCTGACTCCTGTTTGTTAGGAGAGTTGTAGTTCTGTTAATGGTATATTTTCTTCTTCATTCATATTAGTATTATGTTAGTCTATTACTGCATCTACAGGCAAATCTTCTGGTTTTATAAGGAGGTCGAATACAGGAACAAGCTCTGACATCTTGAGGTAATCTTTTCCGTCTGATAGTTCTATGAAATTACGTGAGTCTCTTACGAGGATTGTCCTCCATTGTTCCCAAGTCTTTACGGTCTCTACCCCTTCCTCGTCTGTGGTTGCTCTTCCTCGGATTCCTTCGGGAACAAGGTCTGTTGGCACCACTTCGGCAAAGAGTTGAAACCCCTCAACTTCTCCACCAACGGAAGCTATAAACTTCGCAACGTCTACTGAAAGCTTTGTATCTCCTACTATGTAAACAGCGTTGTCCCCATCAGGTTTAACGTCTGCTCCTTTTGTGACAGCGTTGATTGCAAGTTCTTGGACTTGTTCGTTTGTGTCGATTGTTTCTTGTGCGATTGTAATTTTAGCCATAATTTTAAATGTTATCTGTTTTTAAATGTTATCTGTGTAAGTCTCTGACTTTGTGAGGTCAGTTCCTGTGAGTCCTGCTTCATAAATCAAGAAGCGGTCTTCTTTAGTTGTTGATACATCACGTTTGAACACTGGGTTAGTTACAGTGTCGCCAAAAGCATATGTATCTGGTAGCGTTACTTTGGGAAATGTTACACCCTCCACAATTCCATTATTACCATTACCTGATGTGTCGAGAGCGTCTTTGATTAGAGGGTAGTGAGCTACTAGATTAGTAGTTATGTTCGTACCATTGTGAATAGATAACATTTGTGCCGCAGTTAATACAGTAGTGTTGTAGATTCTAGCATCAAGTATATTACCTTCCCAATGATATTCCCTTGAAGCACCGTTGTCTATAATACCTATTCTCAAAGGAGTATCGCTGAGGTATAAGGTCGAGGGAATAGTTCCAGTTGTAACAGAGCCTGCAACCTCTGCACCATTAACATAAACTTTCAAGTCTCCGCTTGCAAAAGTAAATCCGTAAGTGTTTGTTAAGTTTACTACAACGTCATCATTAGATTTCCAAATAGCTTGAAGACTTCCATCAGAGGGGTCGCCAAAAGCCATAGCCATCTTTTCTCTTTCAAAATACATAAGCCATTCACGTTTGCTGTTTCCATAGTCGTACTTAGCAATAATACTTTCAGAACCTGCAATTGCTGCATTATCATTTTTCGCCCTAGCTGTAACCGACAAGTTGTTGGTAATATCTAAATCCGTGTTGTCAGGAACTGATATATAATCATTCGACCCATCGAAAAGAGCATAGCCCTCATAGACATTAGCTGTGCTTGGTGATACAACACCACCTAGCGCAACGTTCTTAAAATCGAATGTTGATTCTGCATCGTTGTGTCCTGCCACTGGAATGTTTCTTAGTGTGTTACCAAGAGCATCAGTGTCAGCTGAAGTTAATTTAGGGATTCTTATGTTCGCTGGTGAACCTGCAACTGTTCCATCATTAGGAAAGTTAAGTGTTGAACCATCAAGAAACACTCTACGAGGTGAACCTACAACTGTACCGTTATTTGAACCAGTTTGGTCCAGCCATTTTGCATCTGTGTTTCCATAGCCTCCAACACTCCATGCTACTGTATCGCTCAAATTAGTAATAGACACGTCTGAAATAATTCCTATAAAACGTCCAGCATTGGTATTATACGCACCGACAGTTAGAGGGGAGGCATTAGCCATTGAATCAATAACTGTTGGGTCAGATTGTGGGGAATAAGTAGATTCCGCCCCATCAATAAATATTTTAGTAGCAGTGCTGTTTGAATTAGATATTATAAAAATAAGTTCGTGTTCCAGACCGTCAGTTACGTCAATATTACCTGAAATTACTACTTGGTCTGTACCATCCCCTAGGAGAATAGTTGGTTGTCCTGAGTTTAAGTAGCACAACCACCTAGCTGTTCCACTACCGCCAGCTTTTGAAGCTAAAGCTTTCACACCATCATCGTCTGAGGTAGCAATAGTGACTTTTACTTTAAACCCTGCGTCATAATCTAAAACATCAATATCACCGTAGAGAACAGCATCATCAGCACCATCAAAATACATACGTTCATCACCTACTGGTATTACTGTATCAAGCCAGTCTTCATCTGTGTTTCCATAGCCATTCCAACCTGCAACACCATTGACGGTAATATTAGATATTGACCCCTCAAAAGTGAGTGTAAAAGCGTCGATGGTATTGTTGTATCTTCCCCCAAACATTAAAGGGAAATTATTATTTATTGTTGTTTGGTCAATACTAGAAGTTCCTTCTGATATTGTATCGAAGAATACTTCATAAGTAGTTCCATCAGATATTATTCTAATAGTATGAAAGTCTCCATCATTAGCACCTGCTATTGTAATAGGTGTGCTTGAACCAGCACTAAGAGTGACGACTACATTAGAGTCATTAGCTAATATCGAAATAGTTTTAGCTGAAGTCCCTCCACCATTTCCTTGATGAGCTATATACGCTGTTTGATTAGCTGTTCCTATATAACTAACAGTCATATCGAAAGCACCACTAATATCTTGGACTGTTTCTGTTGTCACTAAATTATCCACACCATCAAAGTGCATATACTTATTAAACCCAGTGTTAATATTGTAATGGAAAACATCTTGTGTGCTACCCCAGAATGTACTTTCTGTGATGTTTGTTGCTGTCCCATGATTTCCATTGCCTGAAACGTCATTGATTCTTGTTCCTGCTCCTTCTGAGAATGGGTAATTCAATTGAAGAACTCCTGCTTTGTAGATTTTAACTCCCCACATTTTACCATCGAATGTCTCCCATGAAGTTGCTGTCCCACGTTCAAGCATTGCACTGTTGAGTTCAATATCTCCAGATAGGGTTTGAGTATCGTTTAAAGTTCCGTTTATTTTGAATGTGACGCTTGTTCCTACACGAACCAACGATATTTTATAGTCTGTTCCTGTCAAGAATGTAAATCCATTGAAGTTTACATACCCACCAGCATTATCATAAATTGCAAGCCTCCCAGAGTCATTTAATGTAACCCGTGAAGTCGAACCACCACCATCACTGTTGGCTAATATATGTCTTCCTGTAACATCATCAGCATTTATATTAACCTCAATCTCAAAATCGCCATCAAGAACAATCGCTGTTGTGAATGTTACACCGTCGTCATTACCATCGCCATGACCACAATTACTCCCCTCAATTAAAGCATAAGGTTTAACGAGTCCAGAGTTTTGCAAAGTGTTTCCGAATACATCAAGAGTTGGGAGTGCTTCGTCTCGTGGAACGTATGTTGTTCCCTCAATTGCAACACCGTTTACGATTACGTTTGAGATGTATTGTGAAGTGATGTCCCAATTTGTATCAGGAGAGTAACCTCCTAAATAAACAGGGTCTGTTCTTGTGATGTTTGATATAACAATCTCATGGTTTTCATCGTCAGTAAGCAAAGTATAAAGTTCAGCACGCGTCCCACTAAAGGCTACACCGTCGATTGTAACTACAAGCGTTCCGTAGCTACCAGAAATAGCAGTGCTGGTAGAGCCAGAATCCATAGCGAGTAGGAAAACGGTAGCAGAGTTACTAATAATGATAAATTGAGTTGTCGCACCGTTATTATTAAATGTGAATGATAAATCGGTCAAAGCAATGCTTGGAGAGATAAGCGTGTCATTTCCTATAAAGTAATTACTATACCCAACTTGATTTTGGTAACTATAAACATCTTGTGTTGCGTGGAAAGTTGAGAGTGTAGCATTTGTAATTACACCGTGGTTACCGTTTCCAGAACTGTCAAAAGATGTTGTACCATCGACCTCGTCCATTTTGTAGAACACTTGAAGAACTCCAGCTTTGTATATTTTAACTCCCCACATTTTACCATCGAATGTCTCCCATGAAGTTGCTGTTCCACGAAGAAGCATCGCACTATTTAGAGTAATATCCCCAGTTACGGGTTGGGTATCTTCTAAAACATCGTTTACTGTGAGGGTTACGCTTGTCCCTGTACGAACCAAAAACACTTTATAGTCAGTTCCTGTTAGGAAAGTGAATCCAGTAAAGTTTACAACAGTATTACTATCATTAGAGATATTAAGATATCCAACATAAGTAAAAGAGATACGTCCATTACCCGATACAGCAGAATTAGCAAATATATGACGTTCAGTAACGTCGTCACCGTTCATATTAAACTCAATCTCAAAGTCTCCGTCAAGAACAATTGCTGTTGTGAATGTGATTCCATCATCTGTACCATCACCATCAAAACACTTCCCTTCTAACAGAGGTCGTTTAGATGTCCCAGTCTGATTTCTTGTTTTACTGTAGAATTTGTTTCCTTCTATCTCGGCACCCTGATACAATAACCCAGAGAGAGATAGAGAGTCAAGTTCCCCGTATCCCGCACGCTGGACCATATTTGGTTGTAATGTAACTGAGTCCATAGATTAAGCTGGCTGTAAAACTAAATAAACACGATATTCACTTGCAGCTACACGATCAATCGATAAAGTCCATCCTTTGTTTGCTGCCTGATTCGCAACTTCTGTAAAATCAGCCCACGGTGTCATACCAGAAGCTACAGACAAAGCTCTACCCCCTGTTGCATCCTGAGTTCCTGAGATAGTCCCTGACTGACCTATTGGTAAGTTAGTTGGGATTTGAATCTCCGTGTCAGAATCATGGACGAGTGTTGCCTTTTTACCTGAAGAAACATCCCAATCGGTCTCATTAGTGACAATTGATAGAGCTTGGGTAGAGAGATAGTTCGCAAACTTTGTGGCATCGCTTGTGTCTTCGGCATTTCCTAGAGCAAGGCTGGATCGGAATATGGCAGCATCTAATATATCAGACCCGTTATTACCTCTAAGCATTGCACCTGATAGACCACTAGAGACCCCGCCTTGGATTCCTAAAGTATATTCTACGAAACTTGTTAGAGTTGTTCCGCTCGTGTTAGTAGCGGTTGATTCAATAATCCACCAACCTAGAAAAGTGGCATTTTTTAGAATTGGATTTAGAACATAATCTTCTGTTAACACCCCTGCTTTTGCAAGTGACATGTTAGCGTAATTTCCCTGCCCATACTGCATTACCACATTACCGTTATCATCACTGAAACGGTATAGTCTATGCCCTACCAAAGTAGTAGATCCTATTGCTGTAAGAGTTCCGGCGTTATCCCAAAATTTAGGTATATCGGTATTTCCCCCTGCATCATATGTAGTTCGGTCTGCCAAGTAAAACTCTGCATTCTCTACTAAACCAAAAGGAGCAACGTGGGGTCTGTGGATATTCCCCGTGCCGCCATACTCCAAAAAGCTTCCAGCCGCCAAATCGAAACCAAGGTCTGCCCTACCCGTAACCTCCATGTCTTTTTTAAATGGCACACCCTGTGCAAGCAAGTATGAATAAATAGTTCTTGTATTATTAGCATAATTGCCAATAGGGTTATTCAAATATTCAAAGCCAACTATTTGGTTAGTGGTGAGGTTAACCGCAATACGCATCGTGAAAATCTTCCTAACCCAATCTTCGTCAGTTGGAATAGTAATCTGTTGCTGTATTGTATTATCCTTATCAAGGTAAACAAACGTCGAGGGTGCTGTTAAATTTGCAACTGTAACTCCGGATTCGCCTCCGAAATGCTGATGAACATACCCTTGGTCTGATTGGATCTCCCCTCCAACTGCGCCGTGTGTAAAGGTAGCTCCCCCAACTGTGACAGAACATACATAAGTTGTATTGACCCCTGTCCCACGAGCTGCTAACAAAGAGTGATCAACACCCTCAACAAAATCTTGGAGGTTGGCTTTCTCAACCACCTGCAACTCCGTAGTATCTATCGTGATGTTGTTGGATGAACGATCAATAGGTAGTTTTCCGTCTATAGGCATAATTATAAGTAGTGTAAAATGTAAATATTAGATGTTAAGAAGAAACCATATACTCGACAATAAAGGTATCGCCAGAAGCAACAGTGAGAATAACACCAGAACCTAGTTCGTTTTTACCATTCTGTTCTGCCGTATAATTGACGGTCTCTCCAGTGATGATAGGTGTAACTACAGAATCAATATCAGTGAGTGTCGAACTGTCTGATAGTATTGCTTTTAGATTGAATGATACGATAGTAGCATCAGTAGTCCATGTTGTAGGTCCACTAAGCTCCACTCGCTTAACATCTAAAGTATTAACCATAGCATCTTCCACTGTGGTAATGAGGGTTGCCCAATCGGGGAACTCTGTGCTACTCGGCGGTGTGCTTACAGAGTATGGTCCTAGGCGATTACTAAGCAATACGCCCGAATCATCCTTTAGAATGACAATTTCAAGCTCACCAGAAACGGTGTATCTCTTGGCGAATCTACTACTAATACTCATACTTTTAATTAGTCTCCACTCAAGATTTTTCTCTAAAGGAAAGGAACCTTATTATCTTTAAGATGTTTTTCACTAACAATCATAAACTTCCAACCTTTCTTTTTAGCGAAGTCATTTGCAGCTTCCCATTTAGATTTGTTAATTATCCACATTTTAGTTTCGTAAAGGAGAGTTGATCTCTTCTTTTTCTTGGTAGCTTTGGGTCTTTTGTTCTCTTTGATTGCTTTGATCTCCCTCTCGGGTTTAATCTCAACAATTATGATTCCTTGATTTTTTGTTTCGACATATAAATCCACCCAATATTGACAAACCCTTTTCTTGACTTTGTTATAATAAGGAACCCAAATAGTCTCACTACCCCATTTGAGGATATTGGATGATTTTTCAACTCTCCACATATATTCAAACTCCAATTGAGAACGATACTCGATTGGAGTTTGGTTTATATTCTTTTCGGGGTATCTTGGTTTGTAGATACCTTGGTGATATGATGGTCTTGGTTTTCTGTTCTTAGCCATCTACTATTATATTACATCAATTCTGGGCGTATGCTGAATCTCCATCCCATTCTTAACGCATATCCCTTAAATATTAATTATAGTGTACGTTACGTTAGAAGTTAATTATTTAATCGGAGTATACACACCACCAATCAAGGTGGTGTGGTTGATATTCTTTTAGAGGATCTATGGTAGCAAGAGTGCGGCTAAGTGAGCTGCACCGATATCACCGAAGTGTGTGGACGCGACCGAGAATCTGTCATCACGGCATGAGCGAGGTACGATTCCTTTGCCTTGGTCCATGCTGTCGTCAGAGTCGAGAGGCGTGTAGTTGTCAGAGTTGACGAACCAGTCTTGGGTGTCGAAGTAAGTGACATACGGTGTGGCATCACAGAAAGGCTTTACGATAGCTTGGATTTGGGCTCCGTATGCGGTGCGGTCGTCTATGGTGGCGTCGGTGGCGTCGGTGACTGTGCGGTTAGGTATGCCTAGGACAAGGATGTTCTGGTTTCCAGCCAGAAGGAAGCGATTGATTGCGTCAAGGGTGTTTTGGGCGGCGGTTGCCATGGCGCTATTACCGTCGTTGTTACCCATGAATATGATGGTGTATTTGCGGCGCAGGTCAGCTAGTGACGTTCCGTTGATACGGGAAATTATAGATACTGAAGTTTCTCCACCAACACCGTTCAGGTCGTGGTCGTGTAGTCCCATTCCCGTGGCGAAACCTTTGACATAAGACGGGTCCGCGAAGGACGCGGTGGTGAGTGAGTCTCCCCATGCACCTACGCCGAGGTTGACTCGTATATATTCCCGCCAGTGTGCTGGTTTAAGTTGTTCAACAAGGGGGTAGTAGTCCGACCCGATTGCTTTTTTGTAGTAAAGAACTCCTCCCGATTCCCCGTCAAGTAACGTGGAAGCAGCAGCGGCAGTCTGAAAGGATTTACCGATGTGAAGAGGTTGGTCCGTGGTCTCGGTATAGGATGAATACAGTGCGGCATCCGTGTCAAGAAGGCCGACTCCGCTTACTAACAAAGTCATTTTAGCTCCGTCATTTTGCATGAGGGTAGTGTATCCCACACCGGCTTCGATAGGGCTGATACGAAGTTGGTCGAAGTTACCAGTGCTGTTAGCACGACGGCAATAGAAAGTGATTTCATCGCTTGCGGCCCATGTCATCCAGTTAACCTCGGAGAAGTCGGAAGAAGTGGCGGTTGACTTGGCACTACTAAGCAATCCGTCAGAGGTAAGCGCGTCATGTCGATGTGTGATGATCGCTGTGAATGCGTTGCGTGCATTACCTAGGTCGCCTGTCACGGCTGACATGGTTGTGCCGTCAAAAGTGCGGGCTTTGTAGAACGATTGGTCGGATGTAGGGTCAGGCAAGGAACCAACGATGGTGGCGTTGTTACTGCCTCGGATGTCCGTGATGGTCGCGCCGTCTTCGCCCATGATCCAGACATTGTCGGCCAAAGGGATTAACGTGTCTAGCGGGTTACTGGTTAAATCAATATCAGTAGTTGAAGCATCAGAACCTGTTAGGGTTAAGGTTGATCCGGTTAAACTTTGCGTGTATGTGGTATCAACTGCTCCTATCTGATTCCTGATAGCTGTCTTTTCTTCTTCTGAATTGGCATCACCCAAAACAAATTTAGTCGCAGCTAATGACATTTCTCTACCTTCGTATCCCATAAATATTAATTATAGCATAAGCTACGTTAAAAGTTAATTATTTAATCGGAGTATACGCCACAAGACCCATCACTATACATCGACCCAGCCTCATCAAAGTATAATACCTCATTACAACTCGGCTCTGTGGAATATATTCCACAAGGCCCGCCAGTATATCTCGCACCGTCCCCACCGAAGTATAATACCTCATTACAACTCGGCTCTGTGGAATATACAACACAAGGCCCGCCAGTATATCTAGCACCGTCCCCACCAAAGTATAGTGCGTCAATACATTCACAAAGAGAATGACAACTTAACTCGGGTATACTCAACTCCTCAAGAGATAGTGGTGTGAAATTGGGGTTAAATAGTTGAGGCTCTATACCTTCACACGACTGTGAACCCAAACTCCAGTTAATTTTAGTAACAAAACTAACATCGTTTGCGGGTAGACTATCGGGGATTCCCGAGTCAACATTAAACACCTCGACACCGATCAATCTATTTTTGATATAAGTTATTATATCAAAAACAACATCCAAAGTTCTATCCCATGCATGGCAAGAAACAATCTCATCATGTCGGTGGAAGGCTTGATGGTTTAGCACAATGACATCACTTCCGGTGAACTCGGGTGTTTGGCCGATTACTATGAATTGTCTTTCGCCCGAAATGTCTACAATTTCATATAATAAATGTCCGCCTCCTATTATAACCCCTTCGCTTTCTAGTTTAGTATAAACGTCTTCTATGGTTAACCCGTCACCCTCGATTTCTAAAAAGTCATCTTCGATAGGGTATAAAACCCCTACATCGACAGAAACGTAATTACTTTCGGCGTCTAGTGTTGATACAAACTTCCCAACAATCTTTTGGTTAAACGAGTTAAGCAGAGTGTAAAGCTTTTGAATACTGTCGTTCACCACCATATCACTATTCAGTTCATCAGGATGAATCAATATAGTCTCTTTGGGAAACGCCAACCCGTCCTCGCTTAAAATAGTAGTAACGAATTGGTATTCGATTTCCCTAACCACAGAACCGCCATCAATAACCATCAAAGATGTCCCGTAACGATCAATAGAAATTAGATCCTCTCTGGTATTGGAATATATCTCCAGACCATTAAAGGCATACTTCTTCAGTAATGTGGTTGACCCAACCCATAAGAATCCTTCTTGGGTTTTGTCAACAAGAATCTTATCCACTTCGGGTATCCCGTGTCTGATAACTTGGTCTTTAAAAATTAATTCGGAAGTGGTTACTTTGTAAATTACACCATCCACAACATCAACATCAACTACCCCCGCTACATCTATATTCACTACAAAAGATAGAAACTCATTATAGTGTTTTAAAACTTGGGTGTCTTGATCGAAAATATAAAGCTGACCCTTATCTAAAATAATCTTGACAGGATCTTTGAATTTATATTCGGAAGATTTGGAGCCAACCCCACCGAAGAAAGTTAGGAACTTGAAAGGATTAGATTCGATGTCCAGCTTTAAAACAAAATTACCATCCAATACAAACAAAACATCACCATTTAAAGCAACATCTCGGATATCAAAGAATCGCCCAAACTGGGTTTGTGTTATAGTCTGTTGTAAAACACCTTTCTGATAAATTGTTATTTCATTTTTGGTGAACGTTACCTCAAATTTATCGGAAGTTTTCAAACCCAATATATCGTCACCATATTCGGGGCATGTTAAAGTTTCTAACGGTAGGACCGAATTGTATATTTTAGCGAAGCCCTCCAAGTATTCGACATTAGCGTATACCTTTTCGAATAGAGGGTTAATATTCTCTGAAAAGTAGAAATCATAAGGAACTCTGAGATCTTCCTCTTGAAAAGGGAGAATGAAAGAACTTCTAATAGTTCTAAAAACACCAGAATCATACGCCTCTAAATCGTCAAGGAGTATGTCGGAATCTAATGGGGTAATGATGCTCACTTACTTATTTAGTTTACCAACCCAGAAAGTTATAACCACCATCTTTACCCCATGCCATTTCATGTAGATGTTTAGCGGTATCCAGTTGCGCTCTGTGGTCGATTCTAGACTGTCTCATGTCATTCCTGACTTCATTCATGACAATCTCAGTAGAGGGCGTGAACATGGCTTGTGGGAACATTCTGGCTACTTCTGGGTTCACCGAGTGTTCGGAGTAGCTAACGCCATTGGTCGAGTCTATCTTGTCTAGGAAATTATCAACCATTCCCTCTAGGGCTTGCACACTATTAAACTGTTTTGATGAAACTTGTGGATTAAAATTATTTAATCTAGAATCAATTTTAGATATACCTTCATCTGATATATCAACAATAGGGGAAGGTGCATTGGAATTAAATGCTCGCAGAAAATCCTCTTTGATGTCGTCAAAAGTAACGAACTTCAAAATAGGCTTACCTTCAGATGTGACTTCGCCTGTTGGTATATCTGGAATCACTGCATTCATATTATGGATTAGTATTGTTCAATCGATTCTGTAAATTCTTTCCAGACACCTCTAACATCGTGAGAGACTATACCGTGGTCCCATTCGTTAGAGGTTCTTCTTTTGAATCTAGCGTTGTATAGTGATTCTCTTTCGAAAAATTGGCTAAATGCCATAAAGTCTTTATCATCATCACCTTGGTCATCATAATAACCATCATCACCTTGGTCATCATAATAACCATCATAACCATCGAGTTCCACCTCTTCTACTATATCCGTGTTTACTGAAAAATGTAAGAATACTCCAACACCCCTTTTGGCCACAGAAACGCCAAAATAATATTCGTCTTTATTATCAATTACATTTATACTATAATTGTCTTTATCTTCATAAGCAAGTTTCAAATCTTCATAAGAAGATTCTAACCACTGTTGTATGTCCGGTCCCATGATATTATGAATTATTAAAGATAATCTGCTTAAGCATTCCTTGAACAGCTGGATAAATCTCCTCTGCAAGTTCCTCGTCGATGGCGTGATCATTTATATCTTTACATTGCTTTGTCTCTCCGTGCATCAAAACATAAGGTCTGTAACCACCATCACCTTTTTTGCGAACCATGTAGTATGGATACTTAAAATCCCCTTTATCGTCCGGCTCACCGTATTGATCACGATACTCACCACTGTCGCCAGCTACACACCATTTATTAGAAGCATTACCTGTAACATCAAACTTAATCGAAAGCCAGTCCTTCTTAACAGTAGGATCTAAACTACAAACAGTTCCGATAGAATTCCATTTATACAAACGCATGTTGTTAACTTCTCGGATGAAAGAGAAGCCATCGGGTTTATTATAGTCGGGATCTCCACCACTCTTTTTAGTATCATCCCCTTCTCCATTTTGTTCGGCTAATGCCTTATCAACTCCCGCTTCGAGTGTTCCGAAGTCAATCTTCGATCTTAAACTTTTGGGAACATCGTTATCTTTATTTCTAAATACGAACCAGTTTGTGAGGGTTCCTTTGATCTGGGAAGCATCTTCGAAAACTGGTCTAACGGTTAAGCCATTGTAGAACTTATTAATTTTACCAGATTTCTTATCGTCGCCTTTAGCCAACTCAATAACTTTATCCCTAACCTCTTTATCCATTTTGAATACGAATGGTAGGATTTCCTCATAGTCTTTTTCCGTAAGTTCAATCATCTCAAGTCCTGTTCTGTCGGACTTCCTAGTATTAAGTCTTTCTGTGGGAACTACTCCTTTTGTTTTATACTCTTCAAATCTCTGTTGAATGAAATCCTCACCTAAAGCACCGAAAACATTAGAGCCAACCAACTCGTCGATTCTAGACTGTAAACTTTCTTCTAGAATAGAATTTCTGAAATGTTCGAAAAACAATTTAAAACTTTGCATATTCTTATTTATAGTTACTGCTTGTCAATAATGGACATCATCTGCCCTAATACAGGCTTCTTTAGGATTTTGATAGTTTCACCCACCATATCCCCCAACTGGAAAGGGTCATCTATGTTGTTGGTAATAGCTACAGCCCACCACAAGTTATAGGTTTCGTAAAACTTCTTGGCGATACTAAACAAAGTATCATTGGATTGAACATCATACTCAACGTAATAGGTCGGGTTCATCCCCTCCGTTTCAACATAGATGGTATCCGAAAGATCGTAGAAATAGTTACCCTCTTCATCTTGATCAACATAAAACAAGGTCTCTAAATTGTTATTACTGAGGTTTGGTAATTGTGGTAAATCTTTTTGTTTCTCCTTCACAAGGATAATTACTTAACATGAGTCAGTTTGAAGATATTTTTAAAAAAGAAGTTCTCGAAGAAGAAAGCAGGGTAGAAAAGAAACGAGTTTTCTATCCTCGAAAGATTAAAAAGGCTGGAGGATTTGATCCCAAGTTTATTGATTGTTTAGGCGAAGAACTCAAAAGACTCCAATCACTTGACGAAACAATCACAATTTCACACATATTAAAATCCCTAGACTTCGAAGTCAAAAAAAGCTCTAAAGGGACTAACCTTTAGAGCTTTAGGGAATTTAAGAATAAGCAAGGTTTTTAATTTTCAACTTAAAAGTTCCGCAACCAGTCTAAATCCGAATCTTCGGGGTTATTTATAGGCGTGTTTGAAGAGCCAAAATAAATTGATACATTGACTGTAGTATTATTTGCAGGTAAAGCCATTTGTTCCCTCCGTGTATCGCCGTTACCCTTCATCTTTTCGGAAACAATATGAAACGGTTTCATAGCATCGTCAAATTTCGGTTCCGATAAATTGAAATATCTTTCCACAATATCGTGATGTAGTGGGAATAACGAATAACAAAACGCATCAACCCTATCGTCATAAACACTTTGGGATTCTCGTTTCCAATTACCATTACCCGAACCAGAACCTTCGTGCCTGATGAAAGTATCCATTTCTTCTAGAAGTTTTTCGGATCTGATAGTAATAGTTTTTACCCTGATACCTCCTCGTTTTCGGCTATTAATGAAGTGGCGAACATTGGATATAACTTTCTTTTTAGTGTTATGGTGATTGGTAATACCAACTTGTCCGTTTTTATTCATGGCATCTCTCGCTTTTTCATCATGATGGTAGCATATCAATTTAGGATACTGGTGGAACTTCTTCAGCAGTGTGATCAACTCACCACCACCTTTACCGTTGTTCTCTACAGTGGCATAGCATTGGTTATATCTGTTGAAAATATCAATACATACTAGTGCGAAGTCTTCGACCAAAATAGAATCACAAGCATACTCCGCAACTTGCTTGGTGTCATATAGGTCGGTGATGTCGGTGATGCATATAGTAGAAGAACATCCGCCAACACCTTCTGCCACATCAACACCCGCAGAGTAAATGTGGTTTGGTTCCGCATATTCCCATACCTTTAATGATTTATCTCTAGGGTCATTTACATCTGATAGATCTTTAGTTTGGGTGAACATCGGATCTTCTTTATCAGACTCCACCTCTTTCTTAAAGTCATTATCATAGAGCTTCTTTTGATTACTACCGAGATCGAACGAGCCGCCGAATTCAACAAAAAATGCTTGCTCCGAACCCATCTCAATAATCCTGTCATCATACCAGTCTTGGTCTCGTTTTGGGTGGTCACTCCATAAAATCTCAAAGGGTTTGTATTTTGTTTTTATACCCTTCTTGTCTTCATCCGTTGCATCGGGTTTGTCTCGCAAAAGTTTTTGATATTTCTTGGCTTTGAAGAAGTATCTAGCAAAAACATTATTCATACCAAAGGGTGTTGATATTAGAATACAAAAAGAATCATCTCCTGCTGCTTCCAATGTAGGCGTTAGTGATTGCATAATCTCCTCATCAAGACCCGATTGTCCATTTGCATTAATGAATGCCGCTTCATCAATAATAAGACTAGTGATAGTAGATCCTCGAAATGCAGTAGAAGAAGTAGAGGTAATTCGGCATAGACATTTGTTATCCAATATAATAACACTTTCGTTACATTTCTCAACGAAAGGTTTAAGGAAATACGGTAGATCTTCGAAACTTTCTTGAACCTTTTTAAGGTTTAGTTTTGCCAATTCATACTTGTTTCCCAACAATCCGATCTGTTGGATACCGTCAGAGAATATCAATTTCCATAAAATGAATAGGACAACCATTGTAGTTTTAGATGTCTGCCTAGACGCATTGAGAACCACCCTGTTGTGGTCTTGGAAGAATTGTAGTGCCTCTCTTTGGATAGGCCAAAGCTGCATGAGTTCCTTCTGTGTGCCCTTTACAAGGATGGTATAATAGTTCTCCGCGAAGTATTCAATGGACTCTCTACATCGCTTATACTCCAAAATATGTTCGGGTAATAACTCCATCACCGAACCTTTCTGTAGCAACTTTTCGTTACCTAGATAATTATTTTGTGTTATAATTTTGGCATCGGGTATCTGGCTTTTTCCCCACAGTCTATCATCTTCCATATAAATTATATATGGAATTTATAGTTTTTTTTAAAAACTATACTATTTACCCCAACTCAACTCTAAGGAATGTATTCAAGCCACCCAGTTGTAGAATACGTTCATTCACAACTTTACTTCCTTCGGAAAAGGTGGATACGTTACCTTTGAATAGTGGAACTTTACATTGATGCCACCCCTCCGATTTTAATAATGCAGGGTGATGTTTAATATAACCACCGACCATAAATATACTACCACCACTATGAGTAACAGCGGGGGTTATGTTTTGTAGGATTTCTGTGTAGGTAGACTCACATTCTATGTGATCATACTCTTCCCAAATTAAGTTATCCAAAGAAAGACCTCTAACCGAGTTTGTATTTGGTGTGAATAGTATTAATCGAGATCTATCTTTGGTTTCTATTAATTTCTCTCCAACAAACACGATGCTTGATTTTAGGAACGATGGAAGTTCCCCTATCACATTCCTGATATTATTAAATAGCAAGTGGTTTATATGACTATTATGACCCACAAACCCTGTGTTGTGGTTCATTTGGAAAATTAAATTCCAAATCATCCAGACCATATTAACGGTGGACTTACCTCTTCTTCGAGGGCATTCAACCAAAACTCTGGCGTGGTTCTGGTATGAGTCAACGATACTTTCCTGATTCGGAGTTAGTTTTATTTTCAATTATTTCTCGGAGAAATAAAATATATCATCTCTACATTTCACATACTCCTCGATTTCATCTAACTCATAAGAATGGCCCATAAAATTAATTATGAGCCATTTTTATAAAAACAAGAAGATATTCTATAGGAACATGGATTGCTCTGGTGTGGGGTTTGGGAACACAAATCCCGATTTTGGTTTATAAGGCTTATATAATAAACCCAATTCAATAACACCCATTTTATCCAGAATACTCTTAGGAATTTCACCCAAGAGCCAATCGGATTTCAGGGAGTTTATTTTTCTAGATGTGGTGACGAGATTGGTCCAAGAGGTTTTTCCATTACGGGATATCGGAATTATATGATCAACAGACAACTCACTTTTTTTAAGTTTAACTCCGGTGTAAACGCATGTATGGTTGTCCCTTTCCCATATACGAGACTTGGTTAACGTAGGTGTTTTTACTACAGTTTTCTTGTAATTCTCAGCTACTATAATTTGTGGTATTTCTATACTACGATCAACAGTTCCTATGTATTTAGCTTCTCTGTTGTTCGCGACAGGTTTCATGATCCATTGAGACCAATCCATTCTACCCAACCCCGATGTAGACCCGTCTGGCTCTAGGTTTATATCAAATGCCGTGAAACTACCCTTGAAAAGGCCGTGCATAGCGTCTTGCCAATAACACATACCACAAGGTATATAGTTTTTGTTTAATTTTAGGATCATAATGATGATGCATGCTACCTTACTTATTTGTAGATGTCAAGAATTTTTATACCGCTACGGGTGCTTTAATCGAAGGTTGGGGTTTATAATTAAACAAGCTTGATTTGGTATGATCCCAATCAAAAATTCCACCACTCTCTGTTTCGAGTTGGGGGGTGGTCTTATCAATATGTCGTTCTAGTTGAATCTTTGCTTGATCGATGTGATTGTCATACAAGTGAACATCTACAAAATGACCTACCAGCTCACCCTCTTCTAGCCCAGCTTCTTTGGCCAACAGATGTAAGAGCATACCGTAGAAAGCTGCATTTAGAGGAACCCCTAAGAACCAATCTGCGCTGCGTTGTAACCATGTTAGATTTAATTTACCGCCCAACGCATTGACAATAAAACAGAGATGGCATGCGGGAAGTGCTGTGTGTTTCAAGCCTAGTGGATTCCATGCTAAACAAACCATCCGCCTATCGTCTGGATTGGTTTTTAGAGTGTCAACAATATTTTTAAATTGATCTACGGATTCACCATTATCAATCAAAAGCTCTTTACCTGATTCATCTATACCCCAAGACAACTCAACCTGTGGATCATGAAAGCCTCGCCACGAAGCACCATAGATACAGGGGCCAAGATCATCTTCAGCCAACATTTTAGCTTTGGTTTCTTCGTCAGTTCCATAGGGGACTTTCTGTGGATTGCACCACTCATCCCAGATATGACAACCTCTTTCCTGATACCATCCTTTAGATGTGATACCTTTGATAAAGCCTTCTAGCTCAACCTTCAGAGTTTTGAACGCGATTCTCTTAGTGGTCAGGGCAGGAAAACCTAGAGACATATCATGCCTAATAGATCTATCGAACAAGGCATATGTATTGGTGCCTGTTCTATTTTCTTTTAGAACTCCATAATCGACAAGTTCTCCAAGGATATCCAGATATTGATTTTCGAAATTATGTTTCATATTAAGAAATTGCCCTTGACCAAATTTCACTTGAAACAGAATGAACGATTTCGACCTTATAACTCCGATTCTTTTTATGTTCACCATACTTTGAAGGCGTTCCTTCAAATTGGGGTTTAATATACGCACCTAGGTTCTGGACAAACCGAGGTGGGAAATTGCGAACAAGTTCTTCAATCCGTTCAATAGAGACCCCTTTTTTTGGGTATGGTAATTCTCGTTTAAGTCGCATAAGTTCAACGCATCTAGGGTGGGTATCACGAGAAAAGTTATGCCACCATATATGGGAAACAATCACGGATTTCTCGTTCAAGTCTGTGATTGATTCTATTTCTTGCAATAATTTATTTGTTTCTTCTTCTAGGTATTTGTTCATATTAGAATTTTGGATAACCTGTAGTCGGCCATACCAAGATTCTTACCGAATTTTGAATTTTTGTCAACAAAAAACCCTCCTTAATTTTTAAGGAGGGTTTTGTTGAATTTTAACTAGGATCTAATCTTAAAAAACTTCTTGGAAGTTTTGATCCAACCTAAGGAGGTTAAGGTTAAGTTTGATCTGATTAACGATTCCGGTAATGGTGATGCCGATATCAGCAACTAAGCAACCGTCCTGTTGTGTGGCTAGAGTATTCTTTTTCAAACTTACATTGAAATCTTCAATCGCCCCATTTTGAAGCAGGGTGTTCAAGTAGAGTTCAATGTTATTCTTGAAACGAATTCTGGTCTGAAGGTTATTCTGCTCAAATAAGAACGGTCTAAGCGCGGACTGAAGATTTCCTTCAAGCCAAATAAGTAGTCTTCTCGCAGAGTTTTCTTTTAGTTGGTGGTTATCATTCTTAAGCATTGTTCTATCTGCGAAACGAAGGAAACCGTCGTAGTTCTTGTCGAAGAATACCGCGTTTTGCTGGATCTTGAACAAGTAATCTCGGTCGCGAAGAACCGGATCGATTGCTGCATCAACAACATTTCGGATCAAACCTCTTTGAACACCAGCAGCAGCCAACCAAGGGAAGTCTGTTTGTGCGAACAGTGCCGCAGTAACAGGTGAACTCGGAATCCAAACTGGAGAAGAACTATAAACGTTGCTCGACTTATACCATTGGGCATCGATAGTCGTGATAGTGTTGCTCAATCCTTTAGTAAGGTTTTTCAAGGGCCAGTAAACTTCGGTCTGGAAAACTCCAGCATTTTTACATTTGGTCTTCGAATCATAAACTTTACAATCCCTACCATTAACCAGAGAATGTCTGAGGTTATCTGCAATATGTAAGTGATGTATACCGCCGTTAACCACTCTAGTCGATTCGGTGAAAGTGAGGAAAGTGTCGTAGATCTGTCTCCAGTTAGTTCTCATGTTTCCTGTTTCAGAACCTTCGGGAACTGTTCTACCAAGATCTTCAACGACATTAAGGAATACTTTATCATTGAAGCAGAAAGAGTTGTCCGCCTGTGTGCTTGTGAGCCATTGATCTCGGTCTTCCTTAACCGTGTTCCAGATGGTTCCTAAACCCGCTTCAATCGAAAGGTCGAGGCTTACACGCTCGGGATTATCAACGGTGCAAAGAGCGTTTCTCAGTTTAGCCGGAATATTACCCACGTCACAAGCTTTTTCTGGTTGTTTCGCTACATACTGACTAACGGAATACATCCCGTTGGAATACCCCTTAAAGTTAGCTTCTGAAAGAGAAAGGAAGCTAGACCCTAAACCATTAGTGTTACCTCTCCACATTCTAACATTCTTGATTTTCTGTCCATCAGTGCCTACGTAACTATCATCTGCGATATTGGGATTTACTAATACCGTCAGTCTACTTGAATCGCCTTCAACTTTACTCTCCAAAAAGATATTTTGTTGGAAGCCACCTTCGGTGATAGTCTTCTCGATTTCAGAAATAGAACCAGTGTGGGATTCAACAACACTGGGAATTAGTTGATTAGAACCATTTTGAACATCTTTACGAAGTCTCCATAGGGTAACATTCAAGAAGTTTCTATGATCTGGGTCTGACCATGATCCATTGATATGCTGTTCGGAAAGAGCAGAAACTGCTTGCGATATACTGGGGACAGGTTCTCCGAAAGGAGCTTTCAAATTAAAGTCGTAAGTGTCTGTTGACAGGTCGTCCCAAATAACTTCACCCGTAGTGGATGTGCTGGTCTTGATATTAGTGATAGAATCCCAATCAGACGCTGGGTCGCCATCGGTATTGTCTGTTACGGTGATATAGTAACCTTCGCGAGCATCCTTGGTTTTGGAGCGACCGCTATCTAATACAATAAGACCTACCTTACCAAACTCGACAGGGTCAAACGTAGTAATAGTATCATCAAAAATAGTGTAACTGGTTGACCAGTCAATAAGGCCGCATTGGATCTTATCGTAGCCATTTTCATCAAGATCGATACGAACAGGTTGTCCGAGAACATAGCCTACACTGTCGGTTACTGTAAACACTTCCGTAAGGAGTGATGGTTCGAACGAACTATCATCCATAATTAGGAGCATTGCGAGATACTCTGTTGTGGTTAATTCTTGGTTGGCTACAAGCCCCGAAACAAATACAACTTCCAAATCTATAGTTCCGGCTGAAACGCCCACACCATCATATAATTCATAAGCCCCTAGATCCACAATAGCAGGGTATGAAGCCCCAACATAAACCCACTCGGCAGTTGCCCCGCTACGGGGGATAACGGCTTTAAATTTATCTGCTTCTAATGGATTTTCCTCGACCATTAACTTATATTGATAATCACTGATAGGAACACGTTCGGAACCGGCCCCTACCGCTCCAATATAACCAGAATCGTTTACCGAAAATGCTGATTGGATTGCGGATTCCAGTCCAGTCAACTGAACTCCGTTAGTGGCATTTAAGTCGCCGCTTGTTACTACGTATGTGTATTCAGTTTTAAGACCACCCGAATTAGAATTATATACAAAGTCATCAATAGTGATCGCTGGATCAAATGTGGTAGTTGCTGCAATGATCTGAGTATACTCATACGCACTCAGTAATCCACCTTCAGCCAAACCAGTATCAAACGGTTTGACCGTTTTGAGATCTCCGAATTCTTCTGGAGTAATATCTTGAGTAGCCTTGTAATTTAAAATAACCGACTCGGAGACTGTGTCCTCAAGTGCTGGGTAAAGGAGGGCTGAGTATTCATCACCAACATCGAAACCTTCTTCAGGTCCATATGGAAGTTTAACAAAAACTAAGTTGGCTCCAGACTCAATAATCCTTTTAGCAGACTCGAATGAGTAGATCTGTTCGGTTCGTGACGGATCTGGCTCACCAAAGAGAGTAATAAACTCGGGTAAGCTTCTTAGGATAAATGGCTCGTTCGCTACACCTTCGGATGTGAAACCTAAACATAGCACATTATATCCTTCTGGGATTAAAGGTCTAGCATCAAAATTCTCATTGATGATAATCGCTGGTGAGATTGGCTGTGACATGATAGTAATTATAGCAACTCCTATATGATTTTTAAATGAGGTCGGAGACTAATTAATGTATATGAATGAGATTTCAAACACTTATAATCTTCGTGAAGGTGAAAGACAATTCAGAAAGCACGGATTTTCCCGTCAAAACTTTCTGAAACCAGTGAAGATTGGTCCAGAACCTTTCAGCTCGCAGATCTTAAGAGGTCTACATTATATCAGCACCGCCGCTCTACCTGCTCTCACTAGAGATGCTAAAGATGTGCCTTACCAAGGCAGTATGCTTAAGGAGATGGGTCAATTGCAATTTGGCAATGAAACCACTATCGGTTTTAGAACTCCTGCAAACTTTCTCGCATATAACTCACTCCTGCAATGGTCAACCGAATTAGGAAACCCTCTTGATGGTTCATCTAAATATTGTGTTGGTGATGATTCCACCATTCAATATGTCGTCACTGACAAGTCTAATAGAGTTGTGAGAGGTGTTGAGTTTATCGGCGTATTCCCTAGTAGTGTTGGTGAAATTGCTTATGATAATATGAGTGACGATATCACAAACTTTGATGTTACGTTCACCTATAACTACTGGCAACCAATTCCTCTTGAAGGTATTGACTTAGATTCCTTCGGCAATAATGCTAATGATTCGGACTCAGCACAGACCAACCAATCGGTGATATATGACGAGTATGAAGCTTTGATTGCAACCAGAGATTCTAAATCATCTATTGACTGTTAATGTCTTTCGAAGATATAGGCTTCCAGCCATTCTGGAGAAGTTGCATTCTCCATAGAGAATAGAGCATCCTCGTAACGATCTGCGATATATTCTATTAGATTATTCCTTTCGTTCGAGGGTTTTTCGTTTTTCGCCTTCATGCGAGAAATCTTTTCTGTATTCGCTTCTAAACAATCCTCCCACATATTATGCCCATTAATAAGGCATAGCCAACTAGCTAGATGCTTTTTGTTATTGTTTTTGCTACTACCCCAACCCCTAACATTTGACTTGATTACATGTTTTTTGAAAAAGTCTGCGTAATCTACATAATACGCCCCAGTTTCATTTTCGCATAAAAAACAATTCATTTCAGAATCCCAGATAACCTCCGTAGGGTATTCTAAGTGAACAGTTTTCCAAATTTCTGTGTGGACTTCATCAATATAATCTTCTTTAGTTTTCTTCATTTTAAATTTAGGTGTGTTTGTCTATTTTCCTCTCGGTGTATATTGCGATATACAATTCACCGATAAATGGGAACTCGGTTACGGTAATTCCTATCAATTTTCCGTTCCCGCTTACACTCTTATGGAACAGTATCTTCATCGGGTCAATACCGTTTTTAATAAAAATAGTATCCACACCTTTTCGAAGCTTATTTACGTCGTTTGTTGTGTAAAACGCAGACAACTCCCTTCGAACATCGGCTTTGATGCGCTTGATATGTTTTCCATACTGTAATTGGTATATTAATGGATCTTCTCTCTCCAATTTCTTACATTTCTTACACCGGAATCTTCTCTTTACTTTTTTGGGGCTACCCTCTTCCGCCACCTTAACCCTAAATTGATTTTGAGAGAGCCACTTAGCCTCACCACAGTCTATACAAGGTATATGTCTGTTGGGCATTCTTAAATATAGTGAATATAGTGTGTCGCGAAGATTGCGAACAACTCCAAAAGTTCTTTTTTATTATCACCTTCAGGCTCAAGCTCTTGTCTATGTTTGATTTTTCCAACCATTCTATCCAACCTTTCAGCCAGTATCCCCGAAGACTTGGGGAACCGTTCACCGGAAAGAATGGATATATGCTGCCTAACTAGATGCTGGTCTGCCGAAGGTAGCCTATTTAAAACGTCATCTAAGCATGGTCTGAAAGGATTTGCCGCTGGTTCGGCCATAAGCTCCACCGGAATAGGACCGACCGTGTTTGGCCCTTGGTATGTAGTTATTCCCTTTATACCTCTAGGTATCCCTAAATCATTACCTTTAATTGCTTTATCTAAATCGCTATCCATTGCTTTTTGAGTTTTCGGTTTCTCCTATTGCTGTGAAATGTATGAATAGCTTGTTGTAGCCATTACATTTCTTACATTTAAATCCTTGGACCTCTAATCCAAAATCTATTTCCTCAATAGATGAACAATGCCTACAACGCATCTCAATTGGAATGTCCCAGATTCTATCTGAAATCCTTTGGTGTATTTGTTTCTGGTGGTCTATCTCAGCTCGTCTGGTTTCTTCCCGAAACTTAGTGTTACTAGTTATTGCTTCTTCTTGAAATATTTTATTACTTAGTTTTATGTTATAAATCAAAACCGAAATTACAGTTAATAATAAGGCCAAGATCGAAAGCTTCGCCACCAATCCAACCACATAAAACACCAAAAGACTTAACACAACCCCACCAACAAGCCATGCTTTCGTTTTATTCAATATTTGTTTCGGTTCCATTATAGATATAACTCTTTTAGGGTGTTGAAGTTATCCCACATCTCTCTGGTCTTGTAGGTGACATGGTAGTTGTCCAGAATCCGAGTCAATTCCCAATCTTTCTTTTTTTCTTTAGGCTCGATCTGCCTCTTAATGAAGCACACCTCTTTATCAGATAAAGGTTTAAAATTAAGATCAATTAAACTTTTAGTTTCCTCAATAATATCTATTTGCTCCTCTGTCAGTTTAGGTGAAAGCTCGTCCCAGTTCTCGACCAGCTTTTTAGCTTTCTTCTCACCATAACGGAACAACCCTTTGATGTTATCAGAGGGGTCGCCCTTAATTGATTTCCATAAAACATAGTGTTCTTTAGATACTGGGGCATATTCATCCCAGTTATCAAGTTCCAGAAGCATTCTTTTCTGGGGGTTATAAATACTGCAATCCTCAGATATACATTGGAAGAAGTCATGGTCGGAAGAAATAATCAAACTACCGCCTTCTAGGTTTTTATTGAGATAATGTATTAGGTCGTCTGCTTCGGAGCAGAGGGGAAATACTGAATGAAACCCGTAGGCATCTGCTATATATTTGGCATGTTTACATAGGCTATACACTTGCTTCTTCGGACCATTAGTATCTATAGATCCTCTGTTTGCTTTATAAAGTGGGTTAACTGTGGTTCTCCAGTTGATCGCTTCTGGGTCGATCTTCCTATCCCACACCATATAAATTTCTGTGTCTGCATCAAGAAAATCTGAGGAGGTATAGTATATATCCGAAAAAAACTTCTGCAAAGCAGTGACATCGTTTCCTTTATTGTCCAGCTTTCTAGTTGCTCTCGAATTTTTTTCTAGATACTTCTCGGTGTTGCCTATGCTCCTGTGTAGCATATTGTTGGCATCTATTAGGATGTTCTTCATAAGATGAGATTACTATAAAAATTCCTCTTTTCAAGTTTTATATTATTAATAAGACGTGAGAGAGTGACGTTCTACCGCTAGCTTAGTTTATTTTTATATCAGATCGCGTTTCAATTCCGAACGGAGTTCGGTTTAGATCGCGCCTCCACATTGACGTTCTGCAATAAATTACCTACTAGATAATTATGATCCAGCAATACACCGTAACCAACTCACAAGGACCAGAATATTATATTTGGTCATTCCAAACACCAAATCAATCAGAAATGGAGTGGTGTGAGAAACAATCTAAAATTACTAAACGAACAAATGAGGGGTTACCGCTTGTGATTTTAAACAATATTGAAATTAGGGACGAGAAGCTTCCTTGGTAAAGGGTTGGAATAATTCAACAAACTCCGCATCCGTAAGTTTTGAACCATCTTTGTTTCTGATTTTGTTTCTGGCTTCGTCTAGAGTTAGTTCACCATCATACACCAAAGTTTTTTGTTCGTTCATTACTTTAATTAGTAATCACATCAAACTTTTCAAATCCAGATGCAGAACAAGACGTGGGAGGACGACGATCTACCGCTAACTTAGTTTATTTTTATATTAGATCGCGTTTTAATCCCGAACTACGTTCGGTTTAGATCGCGCCTCCACATTGACGTTCTGCTAGAAACTAAGAATCCATGAGTAAACCTACATATTTTAGACTGTATTATAGTGATCCCGACGAAGAACTTGATCTAAGTAATTTTCTTGATGCGAAAATGGTATATCAAAGCTCCGAAAGGATTATTTTCATTTGCAACGATTTTGATCTTCGTGGTGGATCTTATGTCGGTAGATTTTGGTATAGTCTGAGAACTGATCTCGAAAACCTAATGTTGCCACTGGACCTTGTAAGGTGTCAAATTTTTCCCCAGCACCGAATGTTTGAAGCACTCTGTCTTTTAGATGGGAACCGACAAACACAAGGTGAGATAAAACAAGAAGAAGTCGCCCTAGTTCAAATCTCACAAGACGAAAGGGGGTATTTGGAACTGACAGGTCAAGTTGAGTGATCGCTTGGGTCCAGATGCGATGATGCCATGAATTTAGGTAATCTTGGATTGTTTGGTTTATTAGGATTCGTTCTTGTTCATAGGTCATATTCATACTTAGGCCCAGATGCAGAACAAGGCGTGAGAGGGCGACGATCTACCGCTAGCTTAGTTATGTTTATGTATTATCGCGTTTTAATTCCGAACGGAGTTCGGTTTAGATCGCGCCTCCACATTGACGTTAGCCCGAGAATCTAAGAAATCATGTCAGAACCAAATAACTATAATCTTAGACTAAACCCAAAAAGAGAACTGGAAACCGAAATCTTAAAGAAAATAAACTCTGAAGATTTTGGAGAATGGCATATCACTGAACAAGAAAAAGGGAATCTAACGGCTTCTCAGATTGAAGTAGCTCTAAATTCACTGAAAGATAAAGATAAGATACAAGATTTTGCCAAACGAATTGAAACTGACGGAACTATATTTTCTCTAGATTAGCTTTTCGGGGAAGGGGGCATTCTTTATTTCGTGCATCTAGATTATTCCACCATTCATCCATACAATCTGCAAAATAATTTAGTAGATCATCACAGCTATCGGGATTTTTTATTTCCTGCATGTATGGCTTAAGGAGCTTATCCATTGTTCTTAGTGGGCTGTTTGGTTTTCTCATGCTTATATTTATCCCTAAAACCATTTGAAGGGCTAACAAGACGTGAGAGAGCGACGATCTACCGCTAACTTAGTTTATTTTTATATTAGATCGCGTTTTAATCCCGAACGGAGTTCGGTTTAGATCGCGCCTCCACATTGACGTTCACCTAGAAATAGGACATGCCCGATCCAACAAAAGCACAATGCCTAGAAATACTAGAATCATTACACCACAGGAAGAAACAGCTTCAATATATTATACCGAAGCTGAAATCTGATCTTCGGAATTTACCAATCTACAAACCAAATCTTTATAAGGTTCCCAATCAAAATTGGGATTCTGAGGTTTCACGTAACCAAGCTCAAGAGCGTCTTGATAACTCTTTGATAGAGCTTGCGGGGATTGATCTGGATATACCTCTTTTTTCAGAGCTAGTTGTTTCTGCTTCAAAGTAGGGGATTCGTAATTTGATTCTTGTTCAACCATTTCTGGTGTTGTCTTAGTCAGATCAAAAAGACGGAGAGGTGAACAAGGCGCAGTATCTAACTCACTACCGCTACCTTGGTTGGTTTTGGAGGAGTCATTAGTTGTTTGTTTATTATTTTTTGTATTCATATTGAAATTGGTATTGATTAGATATGCTCCATCGTTGTCTTAGAAAATCATGAATAGATTCTCAAAACACCACGAATTAGATTACACGTTTTCCAACTTATCATCCGTTAGGATTGTGATCAAGGAGAAACTCTCAGATGAATCGTATGATGAGAAATTCAGTGGAAAAACTTTTCAACCAAACGGAGAAGTAATAGAAGAATCTTTTATTAGTGGTGAATTGGAGGCTATCCTTCGTGATTTTCAGGACCGTCTTTCTGCTTTTGTTGATTATTCTTCATATTTTGACGATTGTAATATCGCTCCGCATCCCGACGATTCAGCTCCTCGCGCTGTTTACTCTGCCACGACAACACTTGACTTGTAGAAGCAGGGACATATTTGAACCAAAATGTTTCCCACCATGCTTTGATTTTACTTTTCATCACATTTAATTAGATGTCGAAATCAATAGTTCAAGTTTTACTTGAAGAGACAACAAGGCGTGGGAGAGCGACGATCTACCGCTAACTTAGTTGAGTTTTATATTAGATCGCGTTTTAATCCCGAACGGAGTTCGGTTTAGATCGCGCCTCCACTTTGACGTTCATAAAATAATTGTTTAAAACCAATCTCCCGATAATTAAAAATATGGATGAAAAATTATTTGTTATTGAGGAATCTAAATTAACCCAATTAATCGATCTTCTCAATGATGCCCCTCATAGATGGGTTGAATACCCTATCTTAATTCTCAAAAACTTGGACCAACTAAAAATAGAAGAAAGCATCGAACCGGATGGAGAAAAGCAATTACTAGAAGGTTAATCTATTAGTAATCTAGTTACCTCTTCTTTGTGTTGTTCCAAAGTAACAACATCGGTATCTTCGGGTAATGTGAATACCTTCCCTTTAAATACCACTTTACTATTCGCTGGAACTTGGAAGCGTTTTGGCTTCGAGAAGTTTGATGATGTTTCTATTGGCTTCAAGCCTATGCTTGAGTTGCAAGATGTAAGAACCATCAGGGCTAAAATCGAGAGACCCGTGAGCTTCGCTAATTTTTGATATAAGTTTTTCTTCTTCATTATAGAGTTCTATGATTGTTCTAACGTTCGAATTTAATTCGCGAGCAGCTAGGAATTTTAGCAGGTTAACAAAAATAGCCGCAATCGTTGTTTTCATATGTTATACTTAGTAATAACAAACCCACAACATAAGTAAATTCAGTGAGTAATATTTGTAACCCCATCGCCGCAGCAGAGATTGTTGGTCGCGAATATTTAGAGTCCCAAATGCCGAGTCGAGATGGTTACAAAACACGTAAAGTTTTTGATAACATTTCTCTCATAAATCAATCCGTTGGTAGTGTTGAGGATTCTGTAGCCAAAGTTGCGAAGCTGCACGGGCCTTATAGGGGTCCAAGCACAGAATTAGTATCATTCACTAAAAACCTATTCGGTAGAGATGAGGGATTTAGATCCTCAATTTTGGAGATTGAAAATACGGTTATAGGTATACAGCGTATTGTAAAGGATGTGAGTGAGCTGGGCGATCTTATCGGGGACATTACTCTTCAGGATGTGTCTGCAACTCTTTTGCGTGGTTACCTTAAAAATGTAGATATACTCCTACCTGATGGTGTTAGAACGGCTATAACCTCTAGTCTGAATAAGATGCCGTTGTTTACGGAAGTTTCAGAAGCTCTAGGAACGATCTATTCTAACATCATAATTCCTGACAATGCAATAAATATGGTTGACGGTATTATAGGTAATGTATTGGACAGCACAGGACTTAGTAGTGTTCTAGGACAACACACATGGATTCGTATGCTACCTGAATATGCTGAAAACTTCCACGACAATATCAGACTATTCCAAAGACTAGGTTCGAGAGTTTTACCTAAATGCACATATGGTAAAATATTTAATATTATGGACGAACCTTTGGCGCATCTATATAATTTAGCACAAGATACTTTTAGCTTCTTGGATGTTTTGGATAACAGAAAAAAATATCTAGGAATTCTATTCCAACAATACGGGGATCTGGTTAAAAAGATTAACAATCTATATCCTATGTGTCATGAATATAGCGTTTCCAACGAACCTTTAAATATTTCTATCGGTCGAGAAACCGCATTTGTTGATATACTCGGAGACAAGATCAATAAAACCGAGAACAATGCAAGCAACAATTCAAAACCTCCGTTATCCGGTGGGTCTAGTGATACGACTAATATCATTGCTGCTGAAAAGGCGTGGGCTAAACAACTAGATGCAGCTATTGCCGATTTAGACACCAGATTGGAAACACCAATAACTTAATATTATGCAACATTTAGGAAATTTTAGAGGGATCGTTTTTAAGAGAGCCGATCCTAGTCGTGCGGGTAAAGTGAAGGTTTGGGTTCCTGCGGTCCATAAAGAAATATATCAACAAGATATAGATGCTAATGGAGGTAGTGAAAAGGGATTGGTTGATGGTTATAGTAAAAAATTAGTCGATACTGTTTCTAAAAATTTGCCTTGGGCTGAAGTTGCACAACCAGTGATGGCTGGTGGTGGATCGTCTTATGGTTACGGTGGGGTTGAAACTTTTGGGGATGGCTACACTGGATTTGATGGTTCGGTTTCCGCAGATGATGAAGGTAGAGTTGATCCCGAAGAGGTTAGGTCTTATTTCATAGGAGCTATTAGGAACTCACAACTTAATGGAAAGATTCCTTCGGATGCTGCTCAGTTTAATATTGACGGTTCCCCTGAAAGTTGGGCTAATTTCTTCGTCACTTTAGGATATAAGGAATCAAGCTTCAAAACAGGGACTGTTGGCGATCAAGGCCGTGCCGACATACCTAGTGGATCACATGGACTATATCAACTGTCTCCGGAAGATGGGCAGAATAAAGGCTACAACCCTTCAGGGGAAGCGTATACATTGGAGCAACTTTATGACCCCCAATTTAATATTGATCAAACTATTAGCATTGCAGAAAAATTACTTAGTGATGATAATATTATCGCGGGTGGTCGGACTAGGGGCTTATCTCGTTACTGGGGTCCGCTTAGAAGGGGTGATGTCAAACCACCGCCCGTTCCCGCTTCGACACCGCAGCCAACTATATCGAAGCCAACACAATCTGCTGCGAATGCATTTTCTTCAGGATCTTGTGATGGGGGATTTTCTGTTAATTCTGGTGTAAGAATCTTCTGTGGCTCTAGGAATGATATCAAAGCCAAGATGGGTAAATTTGAATCCAGAGTTGGTGATCGAAAGATTTCATTAGACTTCAATGCCGCTAGTGCAAGCGCCAAAGGGTTTGAAGTCTTGATACCCTCGGGTGCTTCTTCGGATGAAGAAAATAGAGCCACCCAATACCTGCAAAGGTTGGGGCAGTTCTTCGCTAGTCACGGAGTTCCGAGGAAAAACCGAGGTGTCAAGAGGAAAAACTTCCCTTCTAGTAATCCTGTAATATTCACAGAACCCTTCTTTAATAAAGATGTGGCGGCTATCAATTGTGTTGTTCAAAACATAGGAGAATATAATAAGATTCTTCTTGAGACTTTAGGGCAAATCCAAGGTGCTGTTTTGATGGCTCCGCATGAAAATACTAGCATCTCAACCAATGTCGGTGGTGATAGAACGGGTGCTGTATTGAGGTATAATGGCGAAACTATTGGCGAAAGGGAATTTGCCATGAGGTATATTATCAGACCTTTGGCTAGCGGTAAGGTTGTAACCACCAGAGATGCTTTTGGTGCTGTCGGTAACAAACACCCCGAAGAAACTCGTGATGAGGCTTTTCTGAGTAGTATAGATATCTCCGATACTGATATTAAAAAAACTGTGGATTTTGGTAAAAAGATCTATGAAGCTTCCGAGTTGGCAAGAACCAAACCAACGACCGAAAATGTCGAGGCGGCAAATTCACTTCGAGAGGAGAGAGATTTGTTCTGGGCTAATTTAGAGATTGACGAATCCGATACCGAGAAAAAGGCAGAAGCGCAAGCTAAACTGGATACATACATCTCAAACAACAATAAAGACTACACCGATAAACCTGAAAACAATAAAGTAAATCCTGCTTCGAACTCTATTGCGCATACCCCTTACAATAACGTTTCCCGTGGCTCTTTTTCAACACCCGATGTGGGGGCTAATGTGTGGGTTTTCTTCGAAGGTGGAGATATAGATTACCCTGTCGTTTTTGCAAACAATCCTAAACCCCAAGACTATGCGGGGGTTTATGATATTAGTTCGCCATCTCCAGATAATCCCGAACCAATGGAAGGTGATGAATCAAATATATATAGGGGTAAAACCGTAATAAATGGTAGGGGTGGATATGCGGAAATAGTCGATACCACTGGCCGTGAAAGATATAAAATTGGCTCTGCTCATGGCGGTTCCTATGAGATGAATCAAATGGGGACTACCGAATTTGCGGTTGGCGGTAAAACTCGTTTGATTAAAGGTGATGAATTCTCAACTGTTAGGGGTGATGGCTCATTCTTTATTCAAGGTGATAAGGAGCTTATAGTTAAGGGTGATGTTTATAATAAATTCGGTAATGTTAAAGGTGATGCCGACATATCAAAAAGAATTAAAGAACTACACCAACCCATCCATGATACGCAACAACTCTTTGATTTACAAAGGGCTGGTTCTGGTCATGAATTGGATACCTCGCCTCTACAGACGCAGGATGGGGACACTACGGATTGTCCTGTATGCAACGGAACAAACAAATTCCCAACTAGGACAACTACACCGTCTACATTCACTCCCGCTATGCCTAATGGTGCTGGCGGTATTTCCGAAAGTTTATCCGCTGGTAAATCTACTGTTTCGGAAACAAGTGAAGCTCGTGAGAATTGTTTCAACTGCCAAGGTAGCGGTAAAGTTCCTTGGTCTGCCGAAGGTGTCTTTAAAAGAGATCCTAGGAAAAAAGAGATCCCTGATATGATCAATGCGAATTCTGATAAGATGTCAGAACTCGAAAATCGTTTGAGTAAAGGTGGTAATGTAACAGACTACATCTCTAGATCCCATACAATCTTTGTAGGTTCTAATATGAATGATTTGAATTCTATCAGAGTCGATCCTGTGGGGAAGAGGAAGCTTATGGGTCAGATGCCTTCCAAGTCTGGCAAAGGTGTATTCCCGATGTATGTCCCAACTCCACACGTTGAGCCCGTCGCCACTAATAGTTTGTCTGGCGGTGATTACTCTATGATGGTATCAAACAAATATGCTTTATTTGTGGGTGCGAATGGTATTAGTCAGAAGACTCTTGGTATGTTTGAGCTACAAGGTAGAATCATGACTATCTCGGCTGATCAAGTTAATATATCTTCTAACAATGAGGTGGTGCTTGATGGTGGTAAGTCTCTGGAACTTACCGCTGATGTCATTACCATCAAACCTAGAGTCAATCTAATCGGCGGGGAGTCGTATAAAACGGTAGCACTAGATTCTAGTGTAGCAATTAGCTCTAATATGGTGGTTAAGGGTGGAATCCACAACGAAGGTGGTATGACTACTCAACATATTACAGCGCCTCTACAATACTCGGAAACCGAAACCACTATAAGCTATAGCGATCTACCCGCAGGTATTATTATGGGTAAAGATTCTATGGGTGGTGATGTGGTGTCTGTTGCAGTGTCCAGTTTAACCAATTCATCCCATTCGCATACAGTTGCTACTATATCTTCTACATTATTGGATACTAATGATGATGTCCGTCAATGTGGTGCTGCGGCGGCTGGTGCGGAACCTATTTTAGCCCCAGAGGTTGTCCATAAAAAATCAAGACTGAGGGGCAAACAAACCCCTATCAGATATCAAGATCCCAATCTTTTCAAGTTATTTGAAGACTGCAATGAAAACAGTTCCAACTTCGATAAGATTACCGATCTTATCGCAGATCCTAATACAGATATAGACGACATTATGGAACTTCTTACTAGAGCTTCCGACAGCGAACTTTCAGTGACAAAGAACTCTAATTGTATTCCCTGTGAGTAGATCTAACTACTCTTCATCATCTTCATAATCTTCCGGATCTTCATCGGATGCTTGATTTAAGATTTGGAATAGGCCCGATTCTTGAATAGCTCTCTGCTGACTTAATTCTTGGAACTTTTTATCCAACGCGGTATGCGTTAGTGAGTTAGGGGCAAAGTGGTAATACATATCATTGCCTGACATATCATACCCAAATACAACAAAACAACTGAAGAATTCTTGAAGAATATTAAATAGAACTGTTTTCTGTTCAAGGGTTTTCTTTTCGGCATCTAATGGAATATAGTATTTTTCCTCCAGTGCTTCTGATACTGCGCGGAAATCTTTAGATTTAAAATCTACCGCCTCTAAAAACTTCTCAACACCCTTTTGTTCTTCGGTATTAAGATCGAGCTGGTCGATTATGTTCTGATCTTCATTCTCCATTACTATAGTTAGCGAATTTATTTAGGATACCAAGTGCATTTAATTCCTTAACTATTACTTCAAATGAATGAGTGTTTAACTTTTTTCTGATAGGTTTGACATATTGATCGCCGTCATATATCTCAAAGTAATCACTACCAAAGCTTTCATACTTTTCGTCTACATCTTTTGAATTTTCGAAGAAAGTTAAAAAAACATTCCCTCTACCACCATCGATAATGATCGTCCACTTCCTAGAATCAAATTCGGTATAGCTATTTGTCAAATAAGTATATCTAAGAAATTCAGTTCTAAACTCTTTTAGAACGGTTTTAATATCTTTATTATAGAACGGCCTCTCTTCAGGAAAGACCTTATCCAAAAACTTTTCGAAATCAATCTCCAAGCTTCTTGGGTCACTGTTACCTATAAGTTTATCTGCTTTGTATCCAGAACCCCTTAAACGTTTTAACATATAAGAAAGTCGGGTGATGTTTGATTCGATTTTACCCATTACTTTAACGTTCCACTATAGTTTTCAAACGACCAAATCTCAATTCATCCAAAGTAGTGTCCATCTTGGCTGCTAGTTGTGAAAGCACAATCAAAGAATCACCAATCTCATCTTTGAGATCTTGTTCTGTTGCTCTACCTTCAGGAATCTTAACTATAGCACCTTGGATTTCTCCGCATTCCTCACCTAGCTTCAGACCGATACCACATAGATCTTTTTCACCCCAGTTGTTTGTGGCAAATTCCAATATTTCTTTTTCCAAATTATGCATTCTTAGTTTTGGTTACGATGTAATATTTTACATTAGTTTCATTCTCTTCTCTGAATCCAATTACTTTCTCGTCTTCAGTTTCATAAAGGGTTGCATCAGACTTACCAACATAATGGAAAATATTCTTGATGAACTTACTATGTTCTGAGAAGTGATCGATATAGGGGAGTTTGGTGCTCACCGAGTTAGCCTTACTGCTCCCTACGGTTAATAACATTTCATCATCTTTGTTTTCGATAGTAACTGTATCGATATCAACCACGTTGCAAGCAGTCTTAATCTTAGCAATCAAATCCTTTTCCAAAAGAACTCCTACCTTAAATGATTTTTTAATACTATTAAACTTCTCAGGTTTCCAGAAAGTTTTATCTCTCTTGGCTAGAATAGGATCATATAAAGTGAATGTGAACTGAAAATCATCAGTTTTACATATAATCTGGTGATCTATAATCTTAAGCAGGATACGTTCGTCACTTAGCATTTTAACCGCACTGAGTAGCTTCTGAGGGTCTTTGATGTAAATTACGTCACCCTCATCCAAATTGTGGTGAAGTGGTGTG